CTTTCAATAAGTTCTGCTTGTGCCTCTCTTTCAAGGTGCAGTTCAGCAATGCTTGACATCCTTGAAAGTCTCTCTGCTTCTGTCTTGAGCCTATCACGCATTGCCTTGTTTCTTTCTATAGCATCTGTATTGTCCTCAAGTGCCTCTGTTTCATCTTCAAAGGCATCAGTTGCATCAATGATTGCTCCCACTACAGCACCAATTGCAACAAGAGCCAGACCCCATCCAGATGTTGCAAGTGCAATTTTCATTGCTTTCAACCTGAACAATGCAACGAGTGCCACCCTGTTGAACCATGCAATTGCTACTGCAACAGCACTGAATCCAAGTGAATAAGCATACAACTCCTCTGTGTCTATATCCTGAATGAATGCAATTTGTGCCCTTTTCAAATCCATGAATGCAGGTGTGAGTTCTGTGGCAATCCTGATCCACAATAATTCCGTTGCTGATACCACCAATAATTGTGCACCAACAAGATCATCAAGCATGGTGTCAGCCATCTTTTTTGACGCACCCTCAACATCAACGAGAGACTTGGTCAGTTTGTCAATATCTTTTGCAGAATCAACCAAGACACCAAAAGTCTTTGCTGTCCTTGGCAGGACAAAACCAAGAAAGTCAGAAAGGTCTTTTCCTTCTCTTTTCATGGTTGTCATCACTTCAACAAACCCCTCCATGCCTGTCACTGGGTGTCCAATCTCCTTTGCAAGATCAGAGTTTGCGTTTGCCATCTGCTCCATGATCTTGGTCAATGCAGTTCCTGCAATGGATGAGTCCACCATCTTGTTTGACAGAACTCCAAGCAGAGCAGTGACCTCATGCACTTCAAATCCTGCCTGTGGTGCAATCTGCCCAACATAGACCATTGCATTTGCGAACTTTTCTGTGTCCAGAGCAGTGGATGAAAATGCAACAGCCATCATGTCTGCCACATTTCCTGCCTCACTTGCATCAAGACTGAACTGTCTCAACACACCACCTGCCACCTCTGATGCTCTTGCCAGATCAACATCAAAAGCAATTGCCATGTTCAGGATGCCCTCTGTGGATGCCAAGATTTCATCTGTTTTGAATCCAAGTTTTGAAAGTTCAAATTGTAATTTTCCCACATCCTGTGCACTCTTGGCAGTTGATCCACCAAACTCAAGAGCACTGTCTCTCAATTTTTTGAATTCTGCAACAGACGCACCTGACACTGCTTTGACCTTGTTCATGGTGTGCTCAAAATTTCCACCTATATCAGAAATCTTTCTGGCAACTGCTCCAATGGTATTGTTCAAGATGCCAAAAGCCTGTTGCACACCACTGACAGCCAGACCAAACTTTGCCATTCCACCTGCAAAGCCCTCTGTGTGCTGTTTTGCTTTTGATCCAAACTTGTCAAGCCTCTGGTCAATCTTCTGGATTGCCTGATTGATCTGGCTGATGTCAGCCTTAAAATCAAAAGTTACTCTTGGATTTGCCATTTTAGTTTGGACTCTTTGGTGTCATTCTAATTCTCAACATCATGAATTTTGCCACCTGTGAAATGCTCCAGTGATCCATTGTCCATTCATATTGGATCACATCACCACCTGACACACTAAAGACCAATGACTCAAGACCTGCAATGTGTTTGTCCTCGTCTTTTTTGATCCCATGTTTGTCAAGCAGTTCATCATCAGTGACACCACCTATGTAGTTGACTTCTGGGGTGTCTGTTCCCCATTCCCCCTCATTATGCTTGGATTGTTCAAGAACATCCCCAAGGAAACGAAGTTGTTTATCATTGCTTTGTTTAATAAAAAAAAATCAGCCAAGACCTCCTGCAGTTCCGTGTTTGTGATCTTGGAAATATCAATTGCATCAATGTCACCCTTGAGAATGATCTTGACCAATTTCTCCACATTTGGCAGATCAAGAAATGAATCCAACATTGTGTCTGGATCATCTCCTGTGAGTGAACTTTTGAAAACCTTAATCAGTTTGATGTCCTCACCGATTGTGAGTTCAGTCTGCCTGAATTTCTGACCCTGTATTGTGTAGAATCTCTCATGTTCAGGTTTCTCTACCTGCACAGTTTTCTGTGATGTTGTTTCCTGTCCCATAATGCCTCCATTTTGCTTGTTTTGTTCTTTTATGGTGTCCATCTACCCTGCCACCATTTTGTATTGCTTAAATTCCATATTTATAGCACAAACCCCTGTGCCACTAATCTGACTCTGAAAAATTCTGTTGCATCATCTGCCACATCAACTGTGGGAGTCATCCTGATCTTGAGAGGATCATCCATTGCATTCCCATTTGATGCGTTGCCTGTTGTATAGGTTGCACCATTGTCATCAGAGTATTCAAATGCTGTCACAGTATCAACTGATGCAAATGTTGAGTCCACTGATTTTTCCAGTGTTGGCAGTATTATGACAGGTTTCAGAAATTTGGGTGTGTAGAATATAACTTCAGGCGTGGGGTCATAGCCAAATGCACTCTTGTTCTTATTTTCACCATGACCATTCAGTGTGAAATTGATGACCTGTTTCCTGAAATCAAATGTCTGTCCTGTCCACTCTGTTTCTGATTCAGAGACAGGAATGGTTCTTGTCCCATCAGTGAACTCCAGTTTGAGTGACATGTTTGTGTATAGTTGAGGCAGGATGTCTTCAAATGCATTCCACTCCAAGGTTGTGAGTTTTTCTCTACCGTTGCCTGTGAGCACCACTTCACCACTGGCATTCCCTCCAGTGATGTCCATTTCTCTATACTGTCCTGCGTAGAGTTTATATTGTCCTGTCACCTTGCCAGTGAGAAATGAATTGGTTTTCCACTTAAATTTGAACTTTACAGTTCCCAGAAGTGTGTTCACAGTGACTGTGGGAGTATAAGAGGTCAGAACTGATAAGTCATCAATTCTTGTATATTTATATGATGTAGAATCAGCCATGAGAGTGATTCCTACTTATCAAATAAGAATTTTTTGTGTCGGTGTCCTTTCAGTAAATCATGAGGGTCATGAATTGTTCTTCCTGCCTGTTTGAGTTTTACACAATAGTCCAAATTGTCCTCTGCCACTTTGATGACTTTGCCATCAATAGTGACGGCATCCACAAACAAAGGTGGCTTGTCAGGCTTTGATTTAGCCTTCTTGACAGCATTTTTTGCCATGCTTATCTCCTGCTATATGAAGATTCCCTGACTCACCTGATCATAAGACCAGATGAGTCATGGAATCATGTTTAGACCTATTTGCTCATTCCGCTACTGTTTAACCAGCAGAGGCATTGTGAACAATAGACCAAGGTCTTGTGGTCGCAGTCACAGACTTACGAGCCACTATTTTGGTTTTGAATCCGTCAGCAAAAGCCCTAATCTGATCACAGTCAGTCATGGTGAAAGTCATTCCAGTGGAATTTGTCCCACCTGTTGTTGTGATCACCTGAATCTCACCAAGATCTTCACAATCATCAATGAGACCCAGTTCAACTGGATCAAAGTTTGACACAATGATCTCCATGTTTGACTTGAAACCCCAAGCAGTTACAATCTCCTGTCCATCTTCAATCTCTGTGATGGTTTCTTTCAACTCATCAGAGATGGTGACTGTTTCTGGTTTTAGGTTTTCCCAGTCAATCTTGGTTGCATCAGCCGAGTCCTTGATTAGGATTTGACACAATCTTCCAACAAAGACCTTACTTACAAGTAAAGCACCCATAAGATTTCTCCTTTTTTAGGTTTTGAGAAATGAATAAACATGTTCATCAGTATGCACCTTCAAACAACAGAGTGACCTGTGGGAAATTCAACAGACCTGCGTCCAAACCAAACTCCTCGGAGTCTAAAAACTCAAACTCACTTGTCATTGATTGGACATAGTCACAGCCAGAAAACTTGGCAGTGACTGCTCCAGATTCACCTGTTGATGCGTCCAGAGCCTTTAGTGCGTCAACCATTCCCCTTGTGACCTCATTGATCTTGGTCATCTCTTTTCCTGCTGATGTGTTTAGGACAAAAGCAACAGAATATGATGCTTGATAGACTCCCACACCCTCAAAGGCTGTGTCATCTATCCGTCCCTCAACAAATGCAATGAAAAAAGATTGGTCAATTCTGCCTGATGCGAAAGCCTTGCTATCAATCCACTGATATTTTTTCAATCTACTGAAACCAGAAAGGTTTGCAGTCAATTTAGTTGCAATATGATCTGCACCAAATTCAATTGACGGGAATGCCACAATATCACCTGCTAAATCCTATTTGCACCAAAGGTTCACCTGTCTTTTCAGAATCAGTGATTGTTGCATCTGCAGAAAAGGCAAGATCAGTCAACAGAATTGAATCTGATTTTGACTGATACAGTTGAGCCTGATCTGCATGATTGTGATTAAACATCACATTTGCAATGACCTGATAGCAGATTTTCCTCTGGATAGGTTTTGACAGTTCAAATTCCCTCAACTCTGCAATTTCAGAATCAGTCTTAATGTTCCGATACTGATTTTTCAGATCATCAAACAACTGACACAGAGCCTGATTGATCTCATGAGTGAGACCTCCAGTTTCTTCATCAGAAAGAAATGATGTGATTGTTGGGAGAAATTCCGTGACATCACTGTCAGAGATTGTCAAATATGTGAAAGGGTTTGCAAGAGCCATTCAGATCAACCCTTTGCCTTTGGTTTGGCTTTGGACTTCTCTTTGGCTTTAGCTTTAGGTTTGGAGGACATCTCAAAATTCCGTTCATAGCATCCAATGAGCCATGAACCAAATTTCTCGCTGACCTCGTAGACCTTGCTTTGCTCCCACACTTTTTTGCCACCTTTTTCAATATCAGGGGTGACATTGCTTGAGATACACTTGATCCACATTGTTCAACTCCTCATTTGTTGTTTAAGATTACGCCAGTGCGTTGACTACGCCCTGTTTGAAAGGATTTCTACATACAAGCACCATGTAACAAACAACGGTGAATGCAATTTCGTCCTTACCAGATGCGTCTTTCGCTTCGACCTTGAAAGCACCCTCCACAAGTTTGCCCTCTGAAGTGTAGGACTTTTGTGGTAAGTAATAGAGTGCAAAGTCACTCCCTATGACAAAATCCATCCTTGCGTTGTTGTATTTCGGGATGGCTATCACAGGGACTCCCCTGTAGTCAAGTGCCATGAACCTTGCATCACCTTTTGCAGTTGGGACTGGATTGTATCTGGCATTCGCAGTCAGGAGTCCTTCATAAGCAGAGAACTGCTTTTGAGATGTCCAGATGCTTGATGGAGGAGACAGTCTGGAGTCTACCAGATTGTCCCAAACATCATCCATCATTGCCAATGTCAGTGATGCTGACCCACCTGCTTTGACATAAGATGCAAACCAAGATGCTCCAGTTTGATCAACTCCTGCCAATGAGGTGTTTGTGTTGCCAACAATATCACTGACTCCTGCCATTGATGAGGTGCTTGTTGCTCCCTCACCTAACATGTCAAGTGTGATTGCATATTTCAGGTCATCAACAGCCAACAGTAATTCATCAGCCAAAAGGTCTGACAGTGCGTTGTAACCACCTGCCAGTGCTTTTGCTTGAACCATACCATCAACGGAGACTGTTGTCCCGTATCTGGCATAATTCCACTCTACTGTTTGCCGTCCTTGTCCTTGACCAACTGGAATTGCTGAACCTTCAGAAAATGCTCCCGCATAGTCTGCCTCGTTAGAGGTGACGGACACAGCCATTCCTGTCTTGTGCATGGGAATTTGAACTCTTGCCTTTCCTGCTGACATTCCAACCTGCCCAAGAAAACCTGCAGTGTTGGAAAATGCTTTTTGGAATTGAGGAAAAGCAACTGTGTTCAGAATGTTCTGAACTTGAGTTGAGGCTATATTTGCCATTTCAATTCTCCTTTATTGTTTAGTAATTAAAGAGGGAGAACTGTCTGGCTTGGTCTTATTTACAAGGCTTTCTGTAGTTCTTTTGAAACATACTTTGAAACCTGCTCTCTGTCATCCAAATCATCAGGTGGGGTGTCTCCGTTGGGTTGAACCTTGGGAGTGCCCTTTCCAAATGTTGGGACAGATGACTCAGTGCCTTCAAACAAACCAAGTTTCTCAATCTTCATGACTGATTCACTCATGTTTGCAACAGCATCTGGATCAAGACCCGTCAGATCAATTTTGCCCTCATCATTTTGACTGACATCCAAGAAAGACTTTGCTTTGTCCCAGTTGGTGTGTGATGATAGTTTGTCCAGTTTCTTTTGGAGTGACTTTCGTGCACTTTCAGTCCACTTTTTTTCTTTGTCTTTGAGTGTCTGAATCTCTTTCTTGAGTCCAGAATCATCAAGAGAACTGACCTGACTTTGCAAAGAATCGAGTTGTGCCTTTAGTTCTCTGTTGTCTTTGGAAAGAGTCTCATTTGAGAGCCTCTTGTCCTTGTTTTCAGAGCCAAAGACCTGAACCTTTGCTACCATGTCATCGAACAAACCACCCATTTTCTGCAGGGCAACCTTGACCTCACTTGATTCCATATCCTGTCCTTTGGATGAAACCTCGTTGAGGATTTCATGAAAAGATTCGCTAATCATTTGGTGAATCTCCTTTCATTTTAACGTGTTTAATTTAACAAATGAAATGTTTATCTGTGCCATCTTTTTTTCAATCAGGAACAGTCATGACATCTGATGCTCTGACTGCTGATCCAGTGTATTGCATTTTGAGAGCCTTCATGAATTTCAATCCATCCTTTGGATAGAGCATCTTTCCCCTCTTGCCAACAGGAGTGTAGATGCCATTGTCAACCAAGTCCTCCTTGTAGTATTTCCCATATTTACCCATGAACCTGACCTCTTTTCCAACAAGCCTCACTGTGCAACCAATGGTCTGTGAGCCATCATCCTGTGTTTCATATATGTGAACGATTTTCATATTACTGATCCTTTCAAATGTTTTCTTCCAACCTTTCCTGATTCATAGTTGGCATGTGATTCAAATCCTCTTGAATGATTTGCACCAAGATGAACATTGGTGTCCAGAACCATGTCAACCCTTTCCCAAAACACATTGATTGCTTGTTCACTCAACCCTGCCTCATTCCTTTGTCTGTTCCTCATCTGTGTCTCATTTGATTTCATTGCTTTCAATTTCTTCAGCCAGTATGGTGACACTTTTGTTCCTGCATACTCACTTGCAATTGTTGGTTGGTGTCTGGATGTCCCTCCATGTAGCAACCCATGAGAAAGCCCATTGTCAATCAATGCAATCTTGATGTCAATCACATCAACTGTAACTGTTTTCAGTGCAGGTGCATTTTTCAGTTTTGTGTCCAGTGTCTTGATAACTCTTTTAGTCTTTGCAACCTTTGATTTAGCATTTTTGACATCTTGTTTCATTCCCCAAACAGTTCCTGTCAGGTTGTTGATTCTGTTGTCTACATTATTGATTTCTGTTTCGTATGTTTTATTTCGCTTTGTCCATTTGACCCATGCATCTGTGTCATCTGCTTGGACAGCATCGTTTGCTTTTTGGGTTGCATCTTTTGCTTTCTTTGTCCATTCTTTCTTGTTCTTTTTCTGTTTAATGAGATTGACTTTTGCAGATTTCTCCTGATTCTGCATGATCTCAAGATGTTCTTTTTGGTCTTTCAGTGTCTCTTTTTGTTTTCTCGTATCTTTCCTGATCTGTGGTCTGGGGTCAATCTTTTTCTTGACTTTTTTCACTGTTGGTTTTGCCATCCAGTTTCCATCATGCCTGTCTTGGTTCTGTTGAATGCTGTCCAACAAAAACCATCCCTCTCTTGTTCTGCTCTTGACATGATTATTCCATTTGTTGATCCCATACTTTGACCTGATGTGTCCCCTCAACTCTCCAACTTTCATGTAGCCATCTTTCCAAACCTGAAATGACCCAACATCTCCCTTGTATCTTTTCATCACAGTTGTAGGAACAAGACCAAGACCAAGTTCCTCATCAAAGATGGATGATCCCACCTCTCTCTTGTATTGTGTCCCCTGCTTGATCCCTCTCCTCAAGGCTGATCCAAATTCACCCTTTCTGCTTTTGAATATGCCATTGACACCATTGGACAGTCTCCTGCTTTCATTGATGCCACTGTCAACGTCAATTCGTTCATCTGTGACAACCTTGGAGTCCTCCATTGCTGTTCTTGATCTGTTTTGTTTACTGGCTGTCTTGGTTGTCTGTCCCCTGACTTTCCTGCCTTCCAAAGATGGTTTTTCTCTCAATGTTTTCTGCTCCAGTTTCAACTCTGCAACGGTCTTTGCTTGTCCTGAATCTGGCACAGCAACCACTCTCCCATTCCTGTCAATATAGGTGGTTGATCTTGGTGCAAGTTTTGCCTGTTGATGGATATGCTTTTGCATCCTGATGTCATTGACACCCATGATCTCTCTTGCCTGTTTGCCTCCACTCTTTGCTCTCCAGATTTCATTGGACACACTGCTGACATTCCGACCCCTTGCCACAGGTCTCAACATGCACTTGCATCCAATGTTGCAATCTGTGTCTCCCCATCTTGGGAGACCTCTCCCCAGTTGCAACCACTGCTCTTTGGTTCTTGGTCTCATTATTCCATGCCTCAAGCAGTCACCACAGCCTGATGCAAATGGGTCTCTCACCCACAGATACAGTTGACCCCTCTCTCCTTTGAAATCCTCAACAGGCTTGGCAACCATCCTCTGCTCTTGATCAGCAATCATCCTGTGTGCTTTCTTTTTGATCCCAACAAAGTTGCCTGTGTAGTGTTTCGATCCATAGTTCTTTAGGTCAGCAATAAGAGCACTCCTTGCTTGAGCAGGAGAAACCCCATTCAACACCTGTCTTTTGAAATCAGATTCTGCCTGATTGATGATGGCATCAACCTGACCATCCATCTCAAGAGCAGTCAGATCAATGAGCAACTTGGTTCTCCTGTTATTCAAACCACAGTCCTTTTGAATTTCTTGACCTGTTTTTTCAGTTCTCTTTCCACCTGCCTGTCACATTCCTTTTGCAGTCTTTTGAAAAACTGTGATCCTCTTGGCAACTTGTTGAAGATTCCAGAATAGTGTTCTTGGTTGTGCCACCTGAACAGTGATCTATATGTGGGAGGATTCTTTGACTTTCCTCTTTTGCTCCCTCCTGCATATAAGTATTTGCCACTGTGTTTTTTACCAGATGCAAACACACTCAACCTCAATGGCTGTGCACCAAACTTGATTCCCTTTTTCATTGTTTCTTTTGTGGAAACAAGCCAGTGATCTTTTCCTTTTGTCTTGATGGTTGACTTCTTGTTGCGTGGAGCAGAGTCCAGATTGATGCCTCTTTTGGAGTTTAGGAGTGAGGCATATGTGGGATATGAGGTGGTGGGTTTACCAATGATGTTCTTCTTTGCCTCTTTGGTAAAAAATATCTTAAAATTCAGTTTTATCCGAGCCATGTTTGACCCAGTTTGATCCCACCTTTCACAACCCTTTCTGCATGTTTCTTGATTGCATCTCTCATTAGTTGATTCAGTTCATTCTTTTCTTTTCTGGTCTTGGCTCTGATGATCTTGGTTGTGTGTGTTGCAATGATCCTGTCAAACCTCTGTTGCAGTTTCTTGGTGAGGATTTGTTCATTGGTGATCAGTTGACCAAGTTCCTCTTTCAGGTCACTGGCAACATAAACCTGTTTGATCATTAGGAGTCTGAACTTTCTCTGATCAGATTGCCGTTCTCACCCACTGACAGTCTTGGTGGTTCTGGAGGGGTCAACCCAAACATCTCCTCAAACTCCTGAAGGTTGTCCTTGATGTGTTGCCTTGCGTCATCCCTGCTCATCTCTGGATTTCTTTTCTGCACCCAGTCAACAGCACTGATCACACCATCCTCCATCTGTATCTTTGCAAGTTCATAGTCATTCTTTTCATCACTGATCACCTTTGGTTGTTGATAGTCAACAATCAGGCTGTCCATCACTGCAGGATTGATCTGGTTGTCTGGTCTGTGATAGTTGTTGCAGTCAATCAGTTTCTCAATCAGCCTCTTATCATTCTTTGTGACCTTCATGATGTCTGATGCCCATTGTCTCAACAGTGGCTCATTCTTGATCCTCAATGCAATCCCTGACAGGTCTTGTTTGAGTTGGGTCTTGAGCACTGATTCCACACTGTATGTTGCACTCACCATGTCCACAAGTTGGTCAACATATTTCAGTATGTCCTCTGTGTATAGATCAGCAGACAGAATCTGTGTTGGTGCAGATGTGTCACCTGTGAATGCACTGGCAGAAAAGATGGGATTTCTCAAGCCAGTCTTGATCTTTCCCTTGATGTCCTTTGTTCCTGTTGGCTCAAAGCCCATGATCAACAATCTGATTGCCTCCCTGATGGTGTCATCTTGCAGGACTGTGAGCAACAGGTTGATTGATCTGATGAGTTCAACCAATGAGTCCATGCCATTCCCCCAAAAGGAATCCTGTCTCCTGTATCTCATGGTGACCCAAGGAAAGTAATCACCAACAAACATGTCTGACACTTCCTCACCAAATGAAAACTTCTCACCAAGGATGTCCCTGCTCATGGGGTCATATTTTGGTGTGTGTGGCATCCAATAATGGAGACCCCTGATCCTGTCCCAAATGATGAACATTTCAGTGTTCTGATCATTGATGAAAGGATAGGTGATGATCATTGGATCATAGAAATGCTCTGGCAGTTCATAGACAATGGCAGTCCCTGCGTTGTATTGCTCAACTACAACCTTCTCAATCTCACTCACATATTTGCAATGAACCAAGAGAGTGTTGTGCATCTTCATCTTGACCATGTTGTCTGCCATGAGATGATGGATGTCCACCTCGTCCAACAGAGCCTCAAGCCTTTCTTGGTCTTGACCCTCATTGTCAAACTTGATGATGGGTGGTGTGTTGTATACTGAACAAATTTTGTCCATGAATGACGGTATGAAATAGTCAAGGGTAATCAGTTTCATATCATCCAAATCCTTTGCGTCAGAATAGTATTTCCCCAAGTCCTCCTTGAGTTTTGCCTGAATGTGAACAGAGTCCTGCTCCAGAAAGAAATCCCTGATGGATGCCCTTGTCTGCAAGTCCGACAGTTGGTTCTTTTCTATCAGTGAATAGTTAACTGCATGTATTGAATCAAGTGATGATTGCATGATTTATCCTCCAATCATTTGGTGTTGTTTTTGGGTTGTGTAGAATTTGTCTGCATATAGAATCCATGTGATATAGTCAAAGGCATCTGATGCATGTGTCCTCATGGGGTCAGTCTTGTTCTTTGCACCCTTGTTGTCTGATTCATTGCTTTGTAGATCAGAGATCAGATATTGTGCTTTGTCTGTGATTGAAATTCTCTTGTGTTGAATAAGACTGCAAACCACATTGACCCTGTTGTTGATGTTTGGGTTTTTCCTTGGGACTTTGAGTATCACATGCCATCCATTGTTTTTCAGTTCGTCCCTGATCAGCACATAGTCTGATGTCCAGTCTCTGTGTGTCTCATATTTTGATGATGCATCTCCTGTCACATAGATCATCTTTTCAATCACATGCTCATACTTTCTGCAAAACTCCCTGATCAAGTGTTGTGTCTTGGCATTGTATTTCATCACCATCTCATCCAACACAAACAGGTGTCCATCTATCTCCTGACACACAAGCCAGACCATTGGTGACTTGTTAAAGTCACAGGTGAGCCAGAGTGGTGATGAACCATCTCTCTTGACTGAACTTTTGACAACATTAACTGTATCAAAGTTGTAGTAAAGTGTCCCCTCATATGTTTCAAAGGTTGCCTCAAACTCCTGTCTGAATGTCCTCTCATCCATCTCTTTCTTTGCCAGAGCAATCTCATCATGTGGCACACACCCACCATCAATTGTCTTGTATTCATAGACAGACCAATCAGGGTCATCCATTGCTCTCAACACCATTGTGTGGAAATGATTGTATCCTGAAGGTGTGCCAGTGAACAGTGCCCTGCCCTGTGTTGTTGATAGCATGGGAAGGATCACCATCTGCCAGACATCTGGTTTCATGTATGCATACTCATCAAGGCAGACCTTGGTCAAGCCAACACCTCTCAATAGATTTGCCCTGTCTGCTCCAACAATCCTGATCTGGTTGTTGTTGGGTAGGATGACTTTGAGTTCTGTCTCATTGAATTGACAATGGGTGTCTGACAGCATCTGTTTCAAGACACTCCAAGCAATGAGTTTTCCTTGCCTATAGGTGGGTGATATGAAAAAACGAATGTCGTTTGATGTGAACTTTCCAGACAGCAACCATGTCAATGACAACCAAGTCTTTCCCCATCTTCGTCCTGCAATTAAGATGGTAAATCTCGACCTGTCATGTAACAGTTCAAGTCTCTTTGAATCAACTTTGATTTGCATCAGTCAAGCATATTTTGAACCTTGATCAATTCTATTGGTTTGACCTCATCCTGCTTGGGTTGTCCATTGTCTGATTGACCAAGATGCTGTTTACCCCACCATATTGCCATTACAGGGATTTCATGTGCCATCCTGAACTGTGCCCTCCTCACAGAGTGCTGTCCACCAAGACTCCCTTTTTTATAGAGGCTGTCAAAAGTCTCATCTCTGTCCTCCTTGCATCTTCTCTGCAAAGTCCTGATAGAGAGACACAAGACTTTGGCGATTTCCTCTTGAGTGCATTGGATTTCACATAGGCTGTCAAAGACACCCCAGTCAATTGTCAGTTTAGGTCTACCAATCACATTGACTTTTGTCATTTCCTTGCTCCCAAATTGCTTGGTGGGAGGGTAAAAGTCACATTACAATCTAAACAATCTAAATCTCTCTATTAAACTTTTTATTTCTTGACCTGTCTTTTTTGTGGCTTTCTCTTGTCTCACAACCATCTGACAGTGACCAAGATCATCATCATATATAAACCCTGCACCCCTCAAGGCATCAATCATCCACTTGTGTGAGCCATAGAGATTGTCTTGATCCATCATCCTCTTTCGATATGATGTCAAAAGTAAAAGATATGACATGTCCTCTGATGCTCTTTTGATGTTTGCTTTGTCCATGCAGTGTCTGATGATCCATGTCCACTGTTTTTTTTGTTTGTGTGTTTTTGACCAGTGTGATCTGATGGAGATGTTGAGTGTTGGGACAATTGCCATCTTGCCCCACTCCTTTTTTGTTAGGACTATGCTCTCACCATCTTTGTCCTTGACATTGTAGTGGTTCAGGAGTTCCTGTCTACCGAGCCATGACCCTATATATTTGTTTACAATCTCAACTCTATAATTATCATCAAGCATTCCATTGATCAGCAGTTCAACTTCAGGTGGGATTTCATCCTTGTTGTAGATTTTCTTCCAGTCACTCATATAAATTTAGGTGGGGAGCATGACACTACTCATAGACCCCCCACCCATCACACCTGTGTCCGTTCAGGAGACTGAACTTGAATCATGACACAGTGGTTGTATTTTTTAAGACACCAAGAGCCTCTCCAATCACTTCTCTGATCTCACTTGGTGATGCAAGTTTTTCCTTTATCTCTTTTTTTGTCAAATTTCTCTGCTCTGGCACATACAGCATCCTCAACCCTCCCTTGTATTGTGCCTTGATATGACCCCTGTCAATCAGTGCCTTGACCCAGAGTGAGACAGTTGTCTTTGACACTTCATATAATTTTGCAAAATAGCCATTGGTTGCGTAGCAATAGCCTTTTTTGTTGGACAGTGCTGTGATCTCTGAAAACAAGACCTTTGCACCCATTGAAATTGTTTTGTCATATCTGACTTTCGCAGTCAGAATTGAATAGTATGCAGGTTGTCTTTTCAGCATTTCAGTCTCCTATTTACCAAAGTAAACTACACACTCCTTTACTCCATAATCAATCTCTAAACCTTTGGGAAATACTGCTGATGCTAAATTGAGACCATAGTTTTTGGGATCATAAAATGCCTCTGATTTGATTTCCCAACCATCATCTGTGAACTCAAAGTCAACCTCCTCATCATCTTCTGTTTTCATCAGATATTCACAGATATGAACACCACTGATCTTGTCAACCACAATGTCCATGTAGAATCCTGATCCCTTGTCATCAAACCTCACCTCCCACTCAATCAGCACATTGTCTGACTTGTAGAACTTGGCAAAATCATCACTGACTATCTCCTTGTCCCTGTCTTTTCCTGTGTCCCAAATGATGTCAGTGAATATGCACCCAAGGATGCCTTGTGTGCTGACACTGCTTGAGTCCAGTCTACATTTGAATTTCATCATCATGTCTCCTATTTTGGTTTTGTGTTTTTGCTCTTGATCCACCTGTTGAATGTAGTGTGTTCCTCTGCCCTGCTCACATAGTGATAGCCTCTGTCTTCTGACCATCTCAAGGATTTGCTTTTAGGTGGAGTTTTGTTTGGATTGACCTCTCCATCATGTCTCCTGAACTGATTCATGAACCTCTCCATCAGCCTCATCTCACTTGGGTGCTTATAGACCCGTCTTGATTTTGGGTCAACCACATGTGCTGTGTCAGTTGCTTTTGGCTTTCTTGTAAGTTTGGTCTTGATGGCAAACCAGATGCACTCCATGATTTTGGCATTGTGAAATGTGAAGGTCATTTCTCCATGATGCATCATCAATTTTTGATTCGGGAACTTTGAAATGTATTTTGAAACTTTCTCATTCATTGTTGGCATGTAGGGTGTCCTCCTTCAATAGTGTTTTTTGGCTCATATATGGGGCAGGGAGGCTGTTTCTCCGAGAGTGAGTAAGCGATAGTGGGGTAGAGAATACAACCCCCCTGTGAGCATGTCCCCATTTAGTGGTTTATTTAGTCACTGCTGTGAAAGATGGTTCTTGTTGTGTCACCTCAATTCCATCAGGAATTTCTCCAGTTGCTTTCATGTATTCCTTGACACCTGCCTTTGACACTGTGATCTTTTTGGTCAGCAGTTTCATTGACCATTCAGATGTCAATGTTGATGTGCCAACCCAGTTGATCACAATCTTTGGATCAGTGATTTCAACCTTTTCCTGCCTGACCCTCATCTTGAGTGATCCATTTGGCAGATTCATGGTCTTTTGTTCTTGACCCATCATGAACAAGTGCAACCCCCGTGACAGGAATGCAATTGTCTTGTCCCGTTTTGCAACTTCCCTGTCCATGAAATCAGTTGCATCTTTGATCTGTGCGTTTCCAACTGTCACAACATTCTCTATTTCATCCCTCAACTTTTTAATCACATAGAGATATTTGTTGGCTGTTTTCTGTCCCTCTACCACTTCATCAGTGGTGATGGGATCATCCAGATCAAGACTGCCAATGACCTCATAAAGAAATGCATCCTCTGGATCATTGTCATGGTTCATGTTCAGGTTGACCAAGTTGTCTGCAGTTTGGTCAAGGTCTTTTTCTGACATTGTGCTCATTTCAGTCTCCTTTGAACAAAGAAGTCTGGCTTGTGCCAAACCTCTTTGCTTTGATTTCTGTGTTTTTGGATTTAGGGTCAAACCAACCTGCACCATCACAGTTCTGGCACACATTGCCAAACTGGTCTGCTCCCTTGCCTTTGCAGTCCTTGCACTTGACATTGTCCTGCCAAGTCATTCTCTGCATTCTGGCAATTTTAGCAGGGGAGTCAGCATTGACCTCATGAGATGCCCTGAACTGCAGACCATCCACTACAATGCCCTCCCCTGCTTTGATGATTTTCTTCCACCTGTTGAAATTCCTGTATTCAGGACAGACATCAGTCTTTGCCCATGAGCCATCATCCATCTTGAATGTGATCCTGATGAACCTTGACCCATAGTTCTTGAGTCCTGCTCCTTTTGCAGGTTTCAGATTGTGGATTTGTTGAATCATGCCTCTCATGCTTGAATGATGGTCATTGCCAGACCCTGAACCTGCTCAAGTGTGAGTTTATCATGGACAAAACTCCATGACTTTTCATGCATCCTTGTCAGGATTTCCTTTGAGGCACGTTCCTGTCTCTCTTTTGCAATCTTGATTTCAGAACCATCTTCTCTCTTGGTGCTCATTTTAGAGATTGTCCAGATCAAGAGATCAGCACCAATGTCTTTCCAAGCAGTGTGCTTGTTGTCGTTGGTGTATCCAATCTCCTGCCTTCTGCCATTCAGTTTCCAGTCCTGAAAACCGTTGCTGACCTGATCTCCAATTGCAAATTCTGGATCAGTGGAATACTGCAGATCATCAACAGTGTCATTCATGTCTGCCTCATCCTCATTGTTGTTGAGCACTTCATGGTATTCACCATGTTGCATCTCATGCCTGATCCCTTTCAGATCAGCCTCTGTTTTCACAGCATCTGCAAGAGCCTCTTTTTTCTTTTGTTTCGCTGATGGTGGTGTCCAATTCCAAGGTGCTTTCCATGATCCATCTGCTTTCTTTTCACAATCCACCCAGTGGATGTCCAGATCATAAAGATCAGCACAGATGCCCCAAGTGAAACATGCTCTCTTGAATGCATCTGAAACCTCTCCCTTGTCCTTCTCAAAATCAGAAGGCACACCACAGTCTTGCTTGGTCACTTTCGTGCCATCAGGAAATGTGATTGTGAGTGAACAGAACAGCACACCTTGTGTGTCCCTGTTGTAAGTAACCTCCCACCCATGAATGCCAACTGCCTCGTCCAAGATTTTCCTTGGCAGTCTTGCATCAGTATATGCAACCATTGTGGCTTTGCCAGTTGCCTGATTGATGGATTGACATTTCCAATGGATTTCATTTTCTGGGGTGAGTTGTTGGAGAGTGCCTTGAATGACATCCCAACTTTTTTCTTCAGTCATGTTTGTCTCCTTTGTTTGTGTGTGTATTGATCCCACCTGAATGCTCATCATCCAGAGTGGAATTAATATCATATAATTTACAACCGTTTAGGCTTTTATGCTCTACATAAAAAACCTCCCCATGTTGCCATGAGGAGGTTTCCTTCATTTCCTGACAGTGAATGCAGGTGCACCAACCGTCTTTGTCAAATTCCTGATCCAATCAGACTCCTGCGTCTTCCAGTGCCTCAAGCACAAGGCTGTAGTTGTCAGCAATCCTTCTCAAGTTTAACTTGTCATTGCTTTCCACTTCCAACCGTTCCTCATATTTGACAAGGTCAATTTCTGCCTCTATTGCATCAGTCACAATTTCAGTCAGGTCTGATGGTTCAAGTGCATCAATCTCCCAACACTCTGTCCCAAAGGTTTCATTGTATCCACCTGCTCTGGAGTCTGTGGCTTTGGCAAAGTTGGGTGGTGGTGAATGTAGTTCAACCTGATCCATTGTCAAAGCAATGTGTTTGACCTCCAGAGTGAACTGATCCTGATTGAACTCACTGACCCTGTCATCACAGTCCCTGATCATGTCCAATCCACTGGGGTCATGGTCTCCCATGTAAAGGATCACATTGTGGCTGTGTGGCTTGAACCTGTTGAAGGCATCAAACATGGCAGTGATGGATGAATATCCTCTATTGACCATCAGCCTGACATGGTATCTGGAGCAGACCCTGCCAACGATTGCTGACAGTGCCTCTTTCTCAAGCCAGACCTCAACATTGATCTCCTGATCCTCCTGCCTGTTGACCCTGTATTGTCTGGCTGTGTCATCAAGTGCATCCCACACACTGTCTGCCCAGTAGGGGAGGCGAGGTCTGCGTAGTCTGTCCTCAATTGAGTCCCAGTCTATGAGTCCACCCATCCTGCCCTTGCCACAAAGATTCATCACCTTTTTATATTCAGCTTTCGTGTTTGGGATGATGTCCCTTGCAACCATTTGATAGTATAACTGGCGAAGGGTCAAACGGAGTCCCTGTGCCCTGTAGGAATCAAGAATCTCGTTGATGGTTGTCAACTTGATGAGATTCTTTTTGCTGATCCCTGCCTTTGCTCTGAAAGACTGTTTCATGATCTGTCTCCTCTCTGGTCAAGTTCCTTGAACCTGTCCAGTTTGTCATCTATTTTGGGGTAGCCATAAAACTGACCCTTTTGTCCCATTGCATAAATGCGTGTGAATTTCTTGACTTTTTCATCATCCCATTCAAATGATTCTGGTAGGATGTTGTTGAAGTCAAACTCATTTCCAAATGTTGCAAAGGGATGAAACTGATCACAGTTTGTCCACTTCACTCCATATCTCTCGGCTGATCTCTTGTCTCTGCCAACACCATTGTCACCAATGAAATAGACTTCATCAAGTCTGACCCCAAAGTCCTCTGCTATTCTTGCAAAGTCTTTGTCACCATGCTTGTGCTTGTCAAAGTTCATTGTGTCAAATCCATAGAATTGGAAAGCGTGAAACTTGCTTGTGGTTGTCTTGCTGTAGTCAACGAAATATGACGCAACGCCAATCTCATCCAGTAATCTCCACACTCTCATTGGATCATGGTCATCTGTTGCAATGACAAGTTCAATTCCATTTTGCTCCATTCTATTCAGGAACTCAAAGAGTCCCTTTCTTGCAGTCTGCTTTTCACCTGCAGGGACACCGTATCCAACGAGTGTCCCATAGCAGTCAAGCACTACAACTTTCACTTTATTGAGTAGTGTCATTTTATTCTCCTAACTTGTTTGAGTTGATCTGTTCTATTCCACCGCAAAAGCACCTCATGTCTGTTTCTCCAGAACTTGGTGTCATCCTTGATTTCCTGATGCAGTCTTTTGATTGTCTCCCTCTCTGTTTTCAGATAGTCATTTCTCCAACTGATGAATTCAGTGTGAGTGTTGAAAACTTGAGTGATCCATTTGAGTCTCAAGGTGTAGATGTAATAACCACCACCATTCATTTTCTTGAATTCCACTGTCATTGGATTGAGCTTTGTGATTCTCCCTGCATTGACTTTGTAGGGATTCCTGTCCTGTGTATACCATTGCAACCAATCACTGCACAAGGGACTGTTGCGATAGTCAAACAAGGACAGTCTCAAATCATGGTGAGGTTTGCTCATGCCGTCATATTTGAAAGCACCAAGGTAAACCCACATCCCTGATTTGATGTCTGATTTTTTGAGTAGTGTCATGTTTGTCTCCTGTTTCATTACCTGTAAGGTAATGCTTACATATCATATAGTCAAGTGGTTTCTCTCGACGAGAGATTCAGATTTGTGGGTCTTGACCCAGTCTTGAGTTGAAATCCCAACTCAATTTTTGTCACATATATTCAACCTGAAGACTTTCAATATATTGCACACCAAAAACCCTGTGACCCACAATGGAATCATGACAATCACCCAAGCAAGTTTCATGAGACAAAGCAAGGAGAACCATATCCAGAAAAAGGTCATGATGGTTGTTGCAAATCCAGTTGAGGTGTAATGCATCCACCATCCACACACCATGAGTTTGAATTCATGATCTCGACCATACCTTGCAAACAGCAAATCAAATCTGTGGTTGCCATCAATGAGTCTGTATTTTTTATCTGATTTGATGTATCCAGACTTGAACATATCTGGAGCATAGCCATGTTCTAAAAGAGACTCCACAACTGTGTGATATTTGTTGGCTTTGCCAAGACCTCTGTTTTTATATTTTTTGAAATTCAGTTTATTCCACCACTGTGGATGCAGTGGGTTTTTTCTCGGAGGCAGGATTGATTCAACATACTGGATTGCATCATCAATGTCTTGTGTGTGCCATAGCCTCACAAGATGTTCAATGTTTTTCTTATGATATGTGTCCACCTTCATTTTGTTTTTTGAAAATGTCAGGACTCTTTGGACTTTGATGTCAGAAAGTTTTACAACAACGACCTCATTTTTTTTTGAATTATTCATATGCTATATAATAGTTTTTTTTTATTAAAGATTTATATTATTCTGTTTTAAGATTTCTTAAAGACCCCCATTTAAGTTTTCTTATATGTGCGTTGAAGTTATCCACATAAAAGCCAAAGTTATCCACATGTTTTCCACATCCTCACTTGCCACTCATTAACCTCTTGACCCATCTGCAAAGAATGCAGTGAGCATCAGACCATCTTGATAACCTGATCAAATAGACATCAAGAGCAATGTGTAGATTGGACATGAGCCTGTCTAATTTGGCTCTCACAGCACTTTCTCCTCATGTGGGTGGTATCTATGACCAAAGATGAATGTGGAGCACATTTCAATGAATGCCACTTTCCTTGTGATTCCCCTCTCTTTGCAAACTTGATCAAGGTCTTTCACAAGTTTTGGCTCAACATTTCTAAACAAGATTTGAGATTTGGATTTGTCCACCTGCCTCTGATAAACAGACCCCTTGTTGTTTTCTTGTGCCATGCTGTTCTCCTTTTTATTTATTCAGTAAACAAAAAAGGGACACATTTCTGTGCCCCTTTTCTTGGGTTGTTTTGCTTTGGCTATTAAGCCTGTGCAACAATGATCCCATTTGGTGTCTTGACGAACTTCTCAGTGAACACATTGTGCAGAGCAAGTCTCCTGCTCATGGCATGTGTTGGATCACTTTCAAGTTTGAGTGCCTCTGTGCAGGAATTAAACAAACCCCACAGGCTGTCAGTTGGGTGATCATAGTCAGGCTTTTTCCACTGCTCAAATGCCTTGGAAAGTTGGACAGGTTTCAGGATTCCTGAACCTCTCAAGATTCCCAAGATTTCCCAACCTCTCTGTTGTGTGATCTTGACACCTTTCATGTCCTCTGCATCCTGCAGATGCTTATGGAAAACGGTGGGAGCATTTTTCAATGCCAGTTCAGTGGTTGCCTTGATTGCATCCCATCCATTCATGGTGTGCTTTTTTGACATCACAATGTCACCTGACAGATCAAGGTTGTCACAGATCATCACTGATGTTCCGATTGCAACACCATATGGTAGTGTCTTGTCATATCCTTGCCTGTAAGCAATTGCCAGTTCCTGCTCATCTGATGTGTTTGAGAATGTCAACATCCCAAACAACCTCTGACCTTTTCTGGCAAGTCCAAAGACATTATCTTTGAAAACAAATGACTTGTCCAGAATGCCTTTTGCATAAGACTCCACCATTGTGATGACCTCTGCATGAGGTGTTGGGAAAAAAGTTGGGGTGATCTCTGGAACAGCGATTGCCCTCACTTCTTTCATTGTTGCTTGGTTGCAAAATATCATGTTGCTCATTTTTCAGTCTCCTTTTTTGTTGTTATTGATTCATGATTCATGAAAGAATTTAGTGGACGCATATCATATATGCAAAGGTTTATTTCAAACCTCATTTTTACATTAAAGTTTACACAGCAAGAACCAAGTCATACATTTTTACCACACATATGGTCAAGTCACCTCACTAATTTTCATGATTGTTTTCTCGACAGTAAATCCATTATTATTGATTTTTCGATATGATATAAGCACACAAGAAGAAAGTCCCGTAAACAGGCATATAGACCCCTTCAGAGCCATTTGGCACTTTGAACTCATATGATACAATTCAGTGTGTTTTCAGCCTGTATTTCATAGGCTCATTGTAGTTTTCAATTGTTCATCTGTAGTATATTCTGTGGATATTCAATGCTCAAAATGGTGATCATGAAACATGGTTGAATGTATAAATCAAGTCTGAATTGAGTTGTTGTTTATATGATACCTAATCACTAAATTCTTTTAGTAAATAATAAAAAGGAGATTGAACATGAAAACAGAAGAACGACTGACCAAATGGTTAACTGCTCCCAACTCACAAATGGCATTTCAAATAATCATCCCAGAGCTTGGACTTTGCAGGTGCGTGTTTGACATGGAAGATGACAAGGGAAAATACAAAGGGAAAAAAGCCCACAGGAATTGGACACTGTGCAGACAGGATCACTCCAATCCAAATTTTGCCCACTATCTGCAATGTAATGATTGCAATTATCAATGGGCAAAACAATACTGGAAACATGATCACCTTGCTGATTTCTATGGCATGGCTGAAAATGTGTTTTCATTCTTGGTTGCATTGAGAGATTCCAATGTGACAAACATGTATGGTGCATCTCCCTACTTGCAGAACAAGTTTGGCTTTGCCAGAGCAACAGCCGAAAACTACCTGAAAGCATGGATGGACTCCCACAAAATGGAGGAACTGATATGATTGGAATTCCAAGTGGTTTCAAAAAATGTGGTTATAGAATAACAACAGCAGAAATCACAGATGTTCAGGGGTGGACTCTTGCCAAGGGACAATGTTTTTTTGTCCTTGAAATGAGCATTGAAAGACCCTCTGGATTTCCTGTGAACATTGCTGTTGACAATGGCTTTGAAGATGATGCCATGTTTCCAATCACTGCAATTGATGAAAGCTATTTTCTTAATCAAACAAAGGAGGAAAAGGAAAATGAATAAACCCATGACACACATCATTGAACTGTTCCTGAACAACAGCATAATGATGAACGTCTTTGGATTGGTGAACCTTGAATCAGTCAGGTCACAATTGAGACTTGAGGGATGCAAGAGAATTCCCAACACAAAGAGATTGAAAAGGATCATCAGAGAAATCTTTGATGATAAAATCACAAACAGTGTCTCATTCAGGGACACACAACAAGGAGACTGAAAACATGACTGATCAAATCAAACAGTTTGTGAGGGAAACCATTGGCACATCCATTGGAGTCCTGCATACAGACGAACATGCACAACTGAATCTGAACCTCTCTCTCTGTCCCCTATCAGATGAGTGGATTGCAAAGATCAAATCTGGCAACCTGATCATTGTTGAAAGGAGAACAATGGGAGGTGAGACCTATGAGACCAACTGTGGAATCACACAGGTTGGAGGATCAGGTCTCTACAACATGATCCCTATGCCAACCCACAGGACAATGCTTTGTGCAAGTGAGCAAAGTGTGATGAGAACTGGAGGAGACCATGATGGAGTTTTGGTCTGTTTCAGATACCTCTCAAAGGAGGGCATTGAATACATCATGAATGATCCCATGATCAAGGCAAAGAAAAACAGTCTTGACCTTGATCTTGAATGGGTTGATCAACTGCCAGTGTTTCCAAAATGTCTGGCAATGACTGAATGCAATGGTGATCTCCCAAAGGATGCTGTGGAGCAGATGATGATCAACAGAGGTCTTGATCCAAATGTCAAACGATACCCACCAACTGACTTGTTTGCAAATCCAACAGGTTCAGAACACTGGATCATGCCAAACTAAATCACACTCACACCTGTGATGAATACCAGAAAGGGACACAGCAATGTGTCCCTTTTTTTTGTCACCATGACCATGAGGTAAGGATGGAGGTTGAGAACTGGGACAGAGCATGGTGACTGGAATGCCCTCTACAGGCTTAAATTTGCGTCATATAGCCACTTTTATTCCACAGTGGTGTCCTTTGTCATCATTTCTTTTTTGCAATCTTCTTGATGGCTTTCCAGACAATATCCAGAAGGATGTCATCTGCTTTCATGGGTGTCAATTTCACCAACTTCTCTGCGATGAAAAAACCCAACAAGCACCAATACCAATTCCCTGTGATCCACGCTTCCATTTCATTCTCCTTTTGTTACTTCATTAAAGCAATCACAATGAGCAGGACTGCAAACAATGCAGAAATGAACATCCCTGCTCCTCTGTTTATGTTGCCAATTTTTTCAGATGCTCTGATTCTGCCGTTCTGAATGTTCAGCAAGTTGTCAATGCTGTCCAGTCTCTGCATGGTTTGAGTGTGATGCAGTTCAATTTTCTCATTGATGCCGTTCAACCTCTCTGTGTTTTGGACAAGAGTCTTGTTGACCCAGTCTCGAAATTCTCTTGTGTCCTTGATCCTGAAATCAGCCACTTTTCTTTTTGCTCTTTTTCTTTGGAGGCACAACAAAATTCTTTGCCTTCAGTGCCTCTGTTTTTGTTGCATAGGTCTGTATCACATCACCGTCCCTGACAAGACCCCACCCCTTGTCTCCCTTTTTGACTGTGATTGCTTTCTTGCTGTCTTTGATCAAGGTCAATTTTCCTTTTGTGATGAGTGTCATTCTACAAGTCCTTTGTGCATTTCTTCTTTTGTTGGTTCTCCACCCTTTTCATAAAGCCCACCACTCTTGTCCTTTTCATCGGGGAGTCTGGTCATGTCTGCCATAGGGAGAGACTTTTCAATTCTCAATGAGTCCAGTTCATGGTTTGGAATGGTCATCTTTGTTCCTCTGTCATAAAAGATCAGCGTTGTTTTCATCATGCCAATCTTGGTGATCCTTGCCACTCTGTTGAAAATATACACAACATCCAGTTCATTGTAATCCTTATTAAGATAAAACCTGACACCTGCAAGTCCATTGATCAGTGCCTCCTTGAAGAAAAGACCTGCAATGATGACAAGTCCAATCCAGAGCCAGTGACCAAACAGTTGCTCAATCTCTGGAGCAATCTGTGGTATATCAGACATGATCTACACTGCACAAGCACAACTCAACAATCCTCACTCATCTCATGACTCCAATTTTGAAACTGCCCTCCTGAACCAACCAAACCAGAATCTCATTTGTTGTGGTTTCTTCTGGACAATTTTGCTGTAGTGCAAAACATTGAATGCAACAAGCCTGTCAATTTCCAGACTCTGACATGCCTTTGCTGTCATCCTCCCTATTCTGCCATCCATAGTGATGAGACTGTCTTTCTGTTTTCTGTTTTTGTTGTTGGTTGCCTCCTGCAGTATCTTGACACCTCTCCTGCCTTTGTTCACTACCATGTCAAATGTGATTCCCTGCAGGTGTTCAGGCAACATTGAAATCTTGTATTTCCTCCAGTAGAATTCCCAGTAAATTTTGATTGCATCTGCTTTTGTCAGATCAAGAATGTTGGTGTCAGGAAAGGCTCTCTTTGAGATTCCAAACTTGGTCTCTCCACCCAAATCATTTGGGTCTTTGCTATAGCCACCCTCATGCTCCAAGACTTTCTCAACTTCTTTCATGAAAATTTTGCTATATGCCAGATCAGTCATCAGCCTCTCTCGCTTGTGAATCTCTCGTCATCTACACCAACCCACATCTGTCTTGTCTTTGCTCCCTTCATGATTCCAATGTGCCAGTTCTGGTCATTGAACAATGAGAACTTTGACAGATCATATATTTGCATGTGTTTGTCAAATGTCTTTGGGGTCTTTTTACCATCTCTGAAAAACAGTGAGCATCTTTTTCCATCAGCCATTGCCACTCTCGTTCTGTTTGGCTTGTTGTAGTTTCTCTCATGGACTTCAACATAGATGTCCAGATCAGAATCTGCTGTGGGTATTCCCCAACAATAACTTCCAACAACCCACAGGTCAATCACCTCTGCTGTTTCATAGGTTGTCTCTGTGTTGATTAAAGAAATGAGTTCTATAATAAGATCAGACCTTTGCTGTTCAGTCCAGTCCTCAACTGTCTTGGTCATCTGGCTCACCGTCATGAGACATCCCAACCTATGATGAGACCATCTTTGATGACTATAGTGTGCCTCTCACCATCATCATCAATAAAAGAAGCTGTGTCAGTAGTTCCTGAATGTCCTGTGGATGCTTTGAAGGTGTCACCACACTGCACATCTTGACCTGACAGTGTCATTGCAAGGTTTCCACCTGTTGAAAATCCAATTGAATTTGACGATTTTCTATACATCCCAGTGTCAGTGTCTCCTGTAAATGCATGTGCAGGTTTTGAGACATCTCCGTATCCTGTAATGACTGCACCAGAAAATGTGGCAGTGCCTCCAGTAAGTCCCAAAGCCTCCTTATCTGATCCACCAATTTTGGTGCTGAATTGTAGTTTTCCATCTTCAGTGCCATTTGATACATCAGCAGTCAGCCCTTTGATCCAACCATATTGAGTATTTTCATTTGCTGAATTATCTGCATAAAAAGAAATCTGTCCTATTTGGTCACCATCGGTGGCAGTTGCTCTGTTACGTTTGAACTGAATTATAGAAGGACTTGAATTGTCATATGATTACTATGAGAACAAATTCTGACTCATCATCTGCTGATGCTCTTATTCTTGATACATCCCAAAACGCCACATTTACTGGGGCAGTCACAGTAAATGGTTCAAATGTGACTGTAGCCAATGCATCAAATCCATACATATATTTGAATGATACAAGTGGAGGGGCAGGAATTTTTCAGCAGATGATGAGTCAGAATTTGTTCTCATAGTAATCATTTGACCACCAATTAAAGTCAAACCTGCAGAGAGAGATTTCACCACATTTCCAGACAGATTAAGATATTGAGTCCCACCGCCATATATTTTCAAACTATCATTATTTTTTCCAAGAACAACATCACCAACAAATGTGGCGTTTTGATTTTGGTCTAATGTCAGTGCTGTTGTAGTCCCTCCAGTTTGCAGATTAAGTATCCCATCTCTATGATGATATATTCTGGATTTAGTTGTGCCAGAAGTCTGAAAAATTAACTCACCATATTCACCATTTGAATTCAGAGCATCCAGATATATGCGAGAAGAACCACCACCTGTTGAATCTAATGTAAGGGCAACATTTGCGTTTTTCTCTATTAAGACATCACTCTGGAATGAGGTCAATCCTGTTGCATCAATGTGAAATGCATCTGAACCATCTTTCAATTTGAAATATCCAATTCTTGTGGACAGGTTTCTATATCCCATCTGCAGAGGACTGATGATGGTGTTGTCTTGTGCTTGGTTGTAATAACCACCCACCAATATATATGCATCATGGTTTGCATCCATTGCTCCCTGCGTTTCAGTAAATGATGCAACTTCACCTTGACCATTCTTTTCCACCATGAAAGTCCCATCTTTCAGATGAAATGTTCTTTGTGGGTCTGTTTTATGAACCCCTATATTGCCATTGATTCCTATAAAAAATCTATTTGTCAATGATGAATCTTCTGTTGTTTTTGCTGTATTAAAGAAAAATCCTGCAGTTGCATCTTCGCCAGTAGAATCTGAAGTAAATAGAACAAAGTCTAAAGCACCCCATGATGTGTTTGGTTTTGTTAGTGTCGGAGCACTTGCAGACTCTGCAGTAATTACTCCATTTTGTGTGATATGTAGAACTCTACCATTGGAGGAAAACTGCCTAAATTGAACTTTCGTTGAACCATCCAATGTGAGGCTTGGATTTGCTTGACCATTGTTTACTGAACTGTCTTGATTTACAATGACTAAATTTGGTTGAATAGTGGTTTCACCACCACCATCAATGGTCAATCTTGTTGTGTCATTTGTTTTGATTCTAAATGCTCGGGCATCCATCACAGACAATTCTGCATCTGCTCCACTACCTGCTTGTATCCTAAATCTGTTTGCAGTCCCACCATCAGCACCCATATTTATTTGTGAACCTTTCACAAGAAAAGCCCCACCTGAAGTGAGACTCCCTGATGTTTCTGTTGAACCATCTGAACCAATGGTCAACCTTGTATTGGTGCTCCCATTAGTAAAAAATGTTAAGTCTGATTCATCTTGATTCCCTATTGCAGTGTTGCCACCTGCTCCCTCTTTTTCAATAGTAAAATAAGCATATCCTTCACCTGATGTGCCAAAATCACCACCATCTGGATCAAGCCAAATTGTTGACTTTCGACTTCCTGCAGTAGCATGTCCTACTGCATAAAACCCACCTCCTGCTCTTTGAGATGATGTGCCTTGAGCAGTCCTGAAAATAGAATTCATTGCTGTATTGGTTGCAACTGTTAACACCCCTACAGATGCATCCTGATCCTGCAGTAGAACCTTTTTCCATTTCACTGCCATTTCAGATCATCCTTGTATTTTCTGGATCATGGTTGCTGTCTTGTTTCCAAGTGCATTGATCACAGGTGCATCTGACCCCTTGATTGTGCATTGCTGAATCAGACCCATGATCAAAGACAACTCATCCAGATTGTAGTTGCTTTCATCTGGTTCATTGTTGTCTGAAATCATTTCATCAATGCTGAATTTTACATCTGTCTTTTCTTTTGATTGGTTTCCCTCGTTCATTTTAGAACCTCCATCTGTTTTAGTTTCTCAAAAATTGCTCTCAACTTGTGCAATGTGCTTGTCATTGCATCCAATTCTTTGAAAGGATATTGACCCACAGGAAGTTTAACCTGTTGCATCAACTGCAAAAGATTTTCTATGTCATTGACAGTGAGAGAAAGTTTTTGATCATTTTCCTGTTTTATCTTTTCGGTTAATGCATTCTTGATCTTTTTTTTCTCATCACCACCCTTGGTGATTAGTGCCATCCCTATTCAACCCTCACATATACATAGTCTGTGTCTGCCACACACCAAAATGATCCAATCCCAGTCCCTGCATTGGATGATGTGGGTGCAGTGTTTGCGTGTTCCTGAACAGTTGCAAGAAATCCCATTGTGTTTACAAGTGTTCCTCCACTGATGCCTTTTGCAACTATGCATCTTTGTGTGTTAGCCTCGAAACCAAGCACCCTCTCCCTTGAGGATGTGTTCATATTGAATGTGATTCCCTGATCTGTGGTGTCATTTGTGACGTTGTGTGCAAGATCAATTGAGTCATCTTCAACCAGAATTTGTGAAACATTCTGCGTGACTGTATCACCTGAAACCGTCAGGTTTCCAGTGACAGTAAGGTTTCCAGAGCAAGTCCCACCACTCAAAAGACTTGTGTTGTTGTCTGTTGAACTGATGGTGATTGTCCTGTTGTCAGTTCCTCCTTGAGTCACACTTGTTGCACCTGACCCAGTGAATGTCACAGCCTCACCCTGACTGATTGTTGTTGTTGCTCCACCCACAAGAGTCCATGTTGTCAACTGATTTGTGTTGACAAAGTTGGGTGAACTGATAGTGATTGCAGTTCCTGACCTTGTGATAGATGTGGCTTGTGCTCCAATGAAATCCAAATCTGTCCCATGTGCAACATCTGCAGTTGACCCACCACCAACCTTGACCTGAAAGATTGTTCTCTCAAAGTCATTGCTGTCAGTGGAGTTAATTTTGAGACTGTTTCCTGTCCTTTCTGTTGTGACATTTGACCCACCAACAAAGGAGACTGTTTCACCCTGCCCAATTGTTGTTGTGCTTCCTGCGTCACTGTCAAGTTTCCATGTTGTCAGTTGGTTTGTGTTGTTGTCTGTTGAACTGATGGTGAATGCAGTGCCTGATCTTGAGACAGATGTTGCACCTGATCCAATGAAATCCACATCAGTCCCATGAGAGACATCTGCTGTTCCTCCACCGTTTGCCTTGACCTGAAAGATTGTCAATGCGTTGGTGTTAGTGAAAGAAGATGAAAGAGTGACAGTTCCTGCAGATTCAACAACAGACATATTTGAGGACGCACTGATGGTCAGTGTGTTGCCAGAGCCAATTGTTGATGTGTTTGATCCGTCAGATATTGTCCAACTGCTGAAATTGTCTTTTGCCACCCAAGCAAAACCTGTCCCACTTTGGGTCAGAACATCTCCACTACTCCCTCCTGTCTTTATATCATCATTGACAACAGTGCCTTTTGTTAGGACTTTTTTCCATGTAACAGCCATTTTATTTTCTCCTTGTTTAAGTTTTTATTTTTTGATCAGGCTCTTTCATCAACTCTTTGATCTCAAGTTGAAGTTCATCAAACTCTTTTTTTAGTTCTCTGTATTGATCTTTGATGTCTTGTGGCATCTTGTCAACAACAGCCCCATATCTGTCCTCATATTTCCACATCCTCTCCTGCAAGGAATTACACCTGTCTTTCTTCAGTTTGATTTCCAGTCTCCTGTCAACCTGATCCACCTTGACCAAGAGATCATGAATGTCCTCAATCTTTGCGTATCTTGAGTCAACAGTGAATGCAGTGCCAAGCAAGGTGCACAGTCCAACAGTTGATGCAATGAGTGCTCCCGTTTTCATGATGCAGATTTAGAAAAATATAGAGTCTCATCAGTGGTGTTGAAATATAAACCACCTGCAACCTGTGTGGGAGCAGATGAATGACCCATGATTTGTATTGATTCCATTTCCACCCTGCCAGTGGCTGTGTGAATTTTCATTGCCATGCTGTTTGAACTCTCAATGACCAATGCTCCAGAATCAACATCCTCATCCACAGAGATTGACCATCTTTCCTGCAATAGTTCTCCCACCTGACTTTTGAACACCAAAGACTTTTGTGAATCCTCAACACCCATGATCACAAGTTCTCCCGTTGAGTCTGTTGTCCCAACTTTGAAACCTGATCCAATCGGCTGATCCATCATCAGCAATGTCACCCCACTGAACTGCCACTCTGATCCTGACCATTTGATGGTGTCTGATGCGTCAGGAGTGCCGTCTTCTACGTCTGCAAGATCAGCAAGGTTTGATGTGCCTGTGGGATCAGCAAAGACCCAGTTCTCTTGTGTTGAATCATATTTGAGAATCTTGTTGTTGCCAAGACCAGATGCATCTATTGAATATCCAAGAATGCGTGTCCCATCAAACAACTCATCACTTGACCTGCCTCCCACAAGGTCTGCATTATCAACCTGCAGATTCTGGTCTTGATCATAATCCTCTGCAAACATTGGTGAACCAAGAATCACTGCATCCTGTGTTGGCTGTATTCTGCCAACATTTGGTTGTCCTGATATGAGAAAAGCGTTGCTCATTTTATCTCCTATTTATTCAATCAATCTGTTGGGTTGCCAACATATTCTGTTGTCTGTCCTGCCACAACTGTGATCTGTCTCTTGCCTATCAAGCACCATTCCAGAACCTTGAAATCTTTTGTCCCTGATGAACTGTTGTTGTCAAACATGAATTGAATGTTGACAGTGTAGAGATCATAATTTGCATGGGATGTCAGGTCAAAATAGATTGCACCCAACTCTCCAAGGTTTCCTGTGGCATTGATTGAATCAGATGCCTCTGATTGATTGGACACATTATATCCACCAATTGTGATCTGTGTCTTTCCTGTGAATCCATTTGTTGCACTTGACACTCTTGATCTTGTGTAGAGGACAAGTTGTCTGTAGTCAGGTATCTTGTAAAAGTTGATTTTTCTGATTGTGTAAAATGTCCCACTTGCATAAGACCCACCATCAGTCAGAGTTGCCTCAACAATTGTTGGGTCTGCCTCATAAATAGGTGTCCCAAAGCCTGATGAACTCTGATTGTGTGCATCCCAGTCATTTGTGGCAAGGATAGTGTAGAGTCCCTCTGTGCCACTGAACTGGGTGAGATAGCCAAGCCTCTGATCCAATATGTCCATGTTTTGGAGTAGAGTTTTATCTGATGATATATAGTTTTCTGATGTGAATGACTGGTCAATGCTGATTGTTTTTTGCAGTTTTCCATTGGATGCATTGGATGAGTCCACAACATTCATTCCATTAAATTTCAGATCAAGCCATTTGAACTCATCACCACTTGCATAAGATGGCAATGATGCAATGATACCACCAAGTCCATCTGTTCCTGCCTGTTCTGCAAATCCTGCAGTGCCTGATGCAGGGACTTTGAAATGATCTGGATCAATGGTGTCATCTGTGGGTGTCAGTCCCACACTTGCATTCAGTTTGTCAGATGTGATTGCACCATCTGCAATTTTGGTTTCATCTATTATGTCATTCGCAAGGTGTGCTCTGTCAATTGAGCCGTCCACATAGTGGTCTGAATCAACTGCATTGGTGGCAAGTTTGTCACCTGTGACAGCCAGATCAGCAAGATGGTCTGTGTTAACCTCATCATAAGATGGCACTCCTGCAGTGCTGAAAACTACTGCTCCATAGCCTGTATGATGTTTGATCTGTGGTGCACCTACTGCATTGTCTGCCATCTTTGACTCTGTCACACAATCCTCATCAAGTTTTGCTGTTGACACTGCGTTTCCTTCAATATGATCTGTATTGATTTTCCCGAATTGTGGGACACCTGATGAGCCAAATGAGATCACACCATATCCAGTGTGATGAGAAATTTGGGTTGGAGTTATTGCATTGTAAGCAATCTTTGCTTCAAGCACACTCAAGTTTGCAATCTCTGTTGCTGTCACACTTCCATCAATGATCTCTGTTGTGCCAACTGAATTGATTGCCATCTTTGCGTTTGTCACTGCTAAATCATCTATTTTACCAGTGGTGACTGCAGAGTTTCCAAGTTTTGCGTTTATCACACCCAAATCTTTGAGGTGCAGAGTGGTGGCAAATTCAAGGGAAGTGCCATCAACCTCTCCCTCTTTCATGAGGGTGGAATCTTTACCCTCAAATGTTGCATTGGTGTAGTCATATATCTTGTCTGCTGACCACAACTTTGTTGTTGCTCCATTTCCTGCACCGTCATCAATAGGTCTGTGCAGTGTGGCATCAACCATGTGTGTCTTGATCTCATCTGTTGCCACAAATTGGTTTGTCATTTCCTCATGCAACGAACCTCCAACAAAGACATCAACATTTGATGTGTCGAGCACATCTGTGAAATATGTCCCATCTCCATTGTCAATGATTGATCCACTTGTAGTGGAGGCAAGAACGGTGGCTGTCCCCGTTGATTTGATTTCTACAATAAGGTTTGGTTGCAGGTCTCCAGACCCTTGACCGAATACTCCAAAACTAAATCTGGTTGCCATGATATTCTCCTATTTTCCTTTTCATTTGTTCATTCAATTTACATCATCAATTTGAGTCATCAACGCCAAAAATCCTGTTGAAGTAAACAACCCCAAGCATGTTGTCAATGGTTGGAATGGCTTTTACATGCCTCACACCAACAAAATCAATCTTGGCTGATGTATATTTCACAAGTCCAGAGTAATGAGGCAAAGATAAATCTTCAATGATCACATCATAGTTGATGTATTTTGCATCACTGTGTGGGACAAGATTGAAAGTTGCCCTGTCATTATATAACTCACTCATTTTGTCAATGAATCCACCTGCAATTCCAGTCAGGTCTCCTTTGTCATAAGACTGAACCAATCCGAATGTGTATTCTGCTTTGAATCTAAAGGTTGGAACACCTGCAATAATCTCTCCATCAATGTTCTCATAGGTCTCTGTCAGGTTCTCCCATTCCTCTTTTCTGCCTCCTTTCACTGGACGGGGAAGATCGAGAAATTCAATAAGTGTTCCGTCACTTGCAACAATCCTGATCTGTGGATTTCCAATTCCTCTGTAAGCCATTAAGCCTCTCCTGCTTCACTCGTAAATTGTGCAACATATTTATATTTCGAATGCTCCATGCCAATGTCAACTTGGATCACAGTCCCCAACTTTGTCATTGATCCATTGTCATCCATATATAGCAAGTCCAACAATTGTGGCATGTCAATTCCTGTCTGATTCAAATCTGATGGTTTGAGAATCTCCAGAGTGTTGGTTGTGACATTGCCTGAAAATTTGTCTTTGTAGAATGACTGTAAAAATTCCCACTCTGTTTCTCTCAATACAATACCCCAGTCAGAGACCTTGCCCTCTGAATCTCTTTTGTATCTGTCAATACTTATTTGTGTTTCCACATCTCTCTTGATCTTCGTTTTTCTACTGACAAACCAGTGTCTTGGCATCTCATTGATGTGGAAAGGAACAGAAATGGGTTCTCTCTCCATCATTGAGATCAAATTGTTTTTGTCTATATAGAGAAACCTGTTTGTCACCACACACAAGTCTTTCAATACTTTTGCAGGTGTTGCGTTTTTATAGTGTAGTCTCTGGTAAAAGTCAAAGGGAGTCTCCATGCCGACAAGCCATTCAGAACCACCAATGTCATTCCATCTCTTTTTGGTCTTGACAATGAAATATGTGTTTTGATCATCCCAGTCAAATGCTGACCTTGACAATTGCCAGTTTGATCCCTCATCTTTTACAAAAACCTTGACTTTTGCTTGAGTAACATTTGCAGAGTCACCTTCATTGTCCCACCTTGAGCCATAGAGAGTCCCCAAGTTTGGGACTTGAATGTCACCACCCTCCTCATCTCCGTCATGGTCTGCCTGATGAAATTGGTCATCTATAATGGGAAAAACACTCTTGACCCATGATTGCTCTTGAACCATGTCACCACCATTGAGACTGTATAAATCATGTCTTGATCCAATGCATGGGATATATATGTGAGAACTTGGAATATCAATTGTGGTTGATGGGATTGTCCATGTGACCTCTCCCCACTCAATAGTTGGGATCACATGCCCCAAATTGAATGTGATTGAGCACCAATCCAAAGAAATAGCAAACCATGTCAGTGAAACTCCGCAAGGATAGTCAAAAGTAAATCGTAGTGTGGACAAATGAATTCCTGTCACTGTATTGAATGACCAACTCATCCATTGTCCCTCCCAAATGTGTAGCCACTGACCCTGACTGATCAAAATCCTTTTGATGACTCCTGCATCCTGCACCTCATAGAACCAGTCATATCCTGAAGGCTGTCCACTGTTAGCCTTTCTCCGAAAGTATGACGCATCAAATGCATCAATGAACATTTTTGCAAGGTTGAATGATAGTCCTGTCTTTTTCATTTTATGCAGAACTGTCCCAAGCCATCTCCTCCTGATTCCCTGTGCTCCTTCTGGTTCTGGAATGGAGTCTATTGTTGCAGAGAATGGAAGTGGATTCTTTTGTTCTCCTTCAGCAATAGTGTCATTCATGTTTGATATGAGAGACTGCACTATATCCCTGACATTTGTTGGGTGGTCTATTTCAAACTCCCAAATTTCATCCTCATCATCTTCGTCTGATGTCTTGACCCCTGCCTTGATGTCTTTCAACCTTGTTGCATCTGGCATATATTTGATTCTTGGCTCACTATCATTCCAGTCCTCGATTTCATCAACAAATCCTCTCCCCAAAATCTCATCTGTTCCTTTGTCAACAATTATGATTGACGCATATCTCTGCAATCTGATCTGAAAATCTGTGTCATGATAAAACAATGTATAACCTGCATCAAACATGTATTTGTTGAAATGGGTCTTGATCATCCTGAATGAAAATCCCTTCACAGTAAAATCAAAATATGCGTCACCTTTTAGAGACTGTGAGAACTGCCTTGGAAACCCGTTTCTTGAGACTGCCTTGGTGATGTCCACATAGTTGTGACCCTCATCAACAACAAGCCCCTTGGGGAGAATTTTTATTGCAACCTGCATCAGTTCAATCTCCCTCTTTCAATGTCTGCATTGATGATTGTTGATCCATCAGTGATTGTCACTCCCTGTGGCATATTCATGACCTTGGTCAACATTCCTATTTTGTCACTCATTTGTTCAATTGCATTTGTGTTGATCTCTGTCAGTTCTTCTTGTCTGGTCATGTTCACAGAGTTATTAATATAGTTTTGATTTGTAAAATTGGACAATGGCACACCCAACTGCTGTGCTTGAAATGGAATGATCTGGCTCTTGACATAGTCTTTGAAACCCTGTTCTGGGATCACCAACTCTGCTCCTGCCTCACCCATCAGTGCCAGTGTTGGTTTCTGAATCAATCCACCTTTTTCAAATGCCATGACTTTTGATTTTGCTCCCTCAAGAATTGCCACAGCCCCTGCATACATAGGCAACTGAAAAGCCAAGGATAGTCCCAGAGTTGTTGCACCTGTTGCCATGATCTCTGCCAGTTTACCGAGCAACCAAATCTGTTTCTCTGTGATGAATGTGACCAATTTCTGCTTTGCATATGATTTGTAAGTCAGTGCACCACTTTGCATGAATCCAATTGATGCCTGATGGAGTTGTCCCTGCAGTTCAATTCTCCTTTCAACTGTCAGAGAGTCATCCTGCAATTGCTTTGATAAGAGTGCCATGTGTTCAACATCTGACATTCTGCCTGTTTCCAGTTGATGTTCAATCCATTCATCATATTTGTTCCTTCTATGTTGCATCAGTTCAAACCATCTCTCACTGTAGAGTTCTTCTGCTTGAATCTTGGCATCAAGAAATTCAATGTAAACATCAAAATTCCTTTGCTCCTCACCAATCAAAACAAAACCCATCTCCTCTGCCATTGCAATTCTGTCTTGTTGTGCTTCTTCTTCATGTTCTGCTTTTTCAGCATCTATCTTTGCTTTTTCTTCTGCGTAGAAATTATTTATTGTCAACAATTCATTTGTCAGTGCTTCTTCTTCTGCTACAATAACAGCTAACTGTTCTCTCCTCCCTTTCTCCAAAGCCTTTGCCGATGCAGATTGATCTTGTTCAAGTGCCAGTCTCAACTCATGTGCATGTGTTGTTGCAAATGATTGTAGTTCAAGGATTGTTGCTCTTTCATGAAGTCTCTCCTGCTCCAATCTAATTTTTTTCTTGCCCCATTTGTCTGCATCCACCAACTGCGATCTGACTGTCATTGCAATTGTTTGAGTAAGAACTTTCTGTCGTGCTATTATCTCCTGTTTTGACATTTTCTCCATTGCCTTCAGTCTCTCCGCTGACCATTCTGTTGCCTCTTTTTCTGTGTCAATATAGACCTCAAGTTTGTCAATTTGGTCTTGGATCAATTCTGCTGATGCAACTGCTCCTGCAAGTCTTTCTGCAGTTTTCTGCCTCTCCAACTTTAATCCTACCTCATCCCTGTTCAATAGGTGTTTAAGACTCATCATTTTATCTATGGCAAGGTTGTGGTCTGATTGTGCCTCTGCTAAATCTCCCTTTATTCTTTTTATTTGATTTTCTCGTTTGAGTCCGTGAATACTTGTCTCATAAGCCAACTCCCTCTCATATTTTGCTATCAAACCCTTTGCAATTTCTTTGTCATTTTCAAAGATAGCCCCTGTCAGAGAATATGCTTTCTGTTTTACATGTAATGTTGTCAAAAGTTGTTCCCCAAGCACCTTTTCTTGATCCACAAGAGCACCTGTGAATACTGTCAAGCCCCAAGTTAATTTGAGAGCATTGGGATCAGCCATGACTTCTCTGTTTTTCAAAACCTCCTTGATGACACTGCGTTCAACCACAGCTCTGTGTCTGAGGCTTTCAATAAGTTCTGCTTGTGCCTCTCTTTCAAGGTGCAGTTCAGCAATGCTTGACATCCTTGAAAGTCTCTCTGCTTCTGTCTTGAGCCTATCACGCATTGCCTTGTTTCTTTCTATAGCATCTGTATTGTCCTCAAGTGCC